ATTGCAGAGTATCAAATTGGATTTGGAAATCAATTCCATATTGCAAGTAGTAGTGGATATAATATAAAATCTTCTGCATTTAGAATTTTTGGATTTACTGAAAATCTATATCTTGGAGATATTCCAAACTCGGAAGGGACAACTGGTTCGTTATTCTTTTTTAGTCTTCCAAATATAGGATCTCAAAACCCATCTATTGTAAGATCTAATGTAGGAACTATTGATTATGTAAATGGGATAATAACTATCAATGCAGTTAATATTACTGCTGGTATGGAAAAAGATGGTCAACAAATTATTGAAATTCAAGCAACTCCATTATCAAATGATGTTGTCGGATTACAGGACCTTTATTTGCAACTAGATACTAGTAATAGTACATTTGAAATGGTGTCAGACCAAATCGCATCAGGATTAGATCCTTCAGCATCAAGTTATATCGTATCTTCTTCTTATGCAGAAGGTAATTTGGTTCGTGTTGGGGGCCCAGACAATGTTACACCTACTGTAGTTACTACTGCAGATACTACTACCAATAATAATTCTTTTACTGGAACAACTTCGACTTCCGGTGCTTCTGGCGGATCATCAACACCTTCGGGTGCTGGCGGCGGTTACTAATTCAGAGATATACAAAAAAATGGCAGAAACAAGAATCAAGTTTAGCAACATCGTTAAGAATCAACTCCCACTATACGTGGAGAATGAGTTTCCTCTTATCTCTGAGTTTTTAAAGCAGTATTATATTGGACAAGAATATAAAAGTGGACCTATTGATTTAATTCAAAATATTGATCAATATGCAAAACTAGATGAACAAACATCAATAGACCATGAAGTAATTTTAAATGGTGATACTGATGAGTTTGCAACAACTATTAATATAAATCTTGTTGATTCGCCAAAAGGAACTACGGATTTCCCTAGTTCCTATGGACTTCTGAAATTAGGTAATGAAGTAATAACATATACAGGGAAAACAATATCTTCTTTTACTGGATGTATTAGGGGATTTAATGGAGTAACTTCATATAAGTCAGATTCTAATCCAGGGGAACTTGTCTTCAGTTCCACATCAGCAGAAGATCATACTGATGGTGATACCATACAGAATTTAAGTTGTTTATTCTTAAAGGAATTTTTAAATAAAACAAAAGTTCAACTTTTACCTGGATTATCTGAGAGACCACTTTCATCTAATATTAATCAAAATTTATTCATAAAGCAAGCAAAAGATTTCTATACAAGTAAAGGAACAGATGAGTCATATAAGATTTTGTTCAATGCTCTTTACGGAGTAAATGTTGAAATTGTAAAACCAAGAGAATATTTATTTACACCCTCAAATGCTAGAAATTTAGTTACTTCTAATTTTCTAGTTGAACCGATTTTTGGTAATCCTTCAGAACTAGACAGTAGAACTATATTTCAAGGGGATAATGATGAAACATATACTTCAATATATGGTATAGAAAAAATTAATACGGGGATTGGAAAAAGTTTCTTTAAACTTTCATATGATGATGGATACAATAGAGATATTAGAGTTCTTGGATCTACTGCAGGTGACTTTAAAGTTGCACCAAAAACTCATATAATTGGAAATGTTTCTGCTGGATCAACGTTTATTGATGTTGATTCAACAATTGGATTCCCAAACTCTGGAAATCTTTATGTAGATTATCCTACAGGAGTGGCTAACCAAACTGGTATTGTATCCTATACCTCAAAAACAATAACCCAGTTCTTAGAATGTAGTAATATTACTGAACCTTTAATCGATGGTGATACATTAAGTACGGAAGATTTTGCTTTTGTAAAACCAGACGAAGGCAATTCATCAATTGTAGTTCGTCTTTCTTCAGTTCTATCTGGATTTTCAAAGCAAAACGGGATATATGATTACAAACCAGGGGATAATTTTAATATAAAAACTCTTGGTATCGAAGAAGATTCATTTAAATTTAAAAATTGGTTATATAATAATCCAGTAAAATATCTAATTGCGAATATCGAATTAATTGGAAATGTTTCTCCAAGAACATATAAATTAACTTTAAACAAAGATAATTATTTGCTACTTGGCGATAATGCGATTATTACTTCGGCATCAAGCACTGAAGTTTATGATGCAGAAATTTCTGATATTATTTCTTCTAAAGTTGTAACAATCAAAACTTCTGGCAATCTTGTTATTGGTGCAGAATATTACTTACAACGAAATATAAGAAAAGCAACGTCTACATTTTTCCCACAAATTAATAAGTTTCATGCAAACATTCAAAATGTTTATAAAAAGCAATATGGAGATTCAATTTTAGTTGCATCAAACTCTTTACCTTCTTATAAAGAAAAACCAATTGTTGCAAATAAATCAATAAAAACTTTTAGTGGTACATTTGTAGGAGAAACCTTAAATTTATCAGATCATGGATATTATAGCGGAGAATCTGTATCATATACACCACAAAAAATTGTAAAAAATGTAGATGTTGGTGATGGACAGATTATAGAACAATCTACAATTTTATCTTCATTATTTGGTGGAGATAATGGTGGTGAAGGAATATATTATATTTTTAGAGTAGATAATAATAATATAAAATTAGCAAAATCTTTAGCTAACTTATACACCTCAAAATTTGTAGTTATAGAGAGTGCTACTACAGTTAGTAACAATATTTTAGAAAGATCTGAAACAAAAAATAAAAATATAGAGTCACAGAAACTTTATAGAGAAATTGCTACTCCTATTAATAATGAAGTTAAAGTAGAAACGAAACCAGGTTCTACTGGAATTTTAATTAATGGAGTTGAAATTTTAAACTATAAATCAAAAGATATAATTCATACAGGAAGACTAGAAGAAGTTAAAATATCTTCACCAGGAATTGACTTTGACGTAATTAATCCACCAGAACTAACTATAGTAGATCCGGTTGGAACTGGTGCAACAGGATTTCTTGCAGTCAATGGAAGTTTAAGAGAACTTAGAATTATTGATAGGGGATTTGATTTTACAGAAGTTCCTGTTGTTACAATAACTGGTGGAAATGGTAAGGATGCTAATGCCTTAGTTAATCTAAAGTTAATTTCACACTCTAAAGAATTTTTCTCTGATCCTCAGTCAAATAGAGTTGGTTTGGGGGTTACACTTTCTACTATTGGATTTTCTACCTATCATAAGTTTAGAAATGGAGAACAGTTAGTTTATAAACCAAATTCTCAAAAAGTAGTTGGTGGACTTTCTACTGATGCAACATATTTTGCAGAGGTCATTGATGCTACTACAATTAAACTCCATAATACTGTTGGGGAAGCCATTAGTGGTATTAATACAGTTACCTTATCTTTTAATGGTATAGGAAAACATACGCTTGAATGTTCTTCTAAAAAAGCAGTTGTAGATTCTATTAATATTGTTAATAATGGATTTGGATATGAAAATAAAAAAAGATCTGTTATTTCATCTGGAATTAATACTTCCTCGAATATTATTAATATAGAAAATCATGATTATAAATCTGGAGAGATATTACAATATTCTTCTGGAACTGCAAACATTGGTGGGTTAAGTAATGGAAATAATTATTATGTTACGGTAGTTGATAATAACAATTTCAGATTGTCTGAAATTGGATCTACAGACAATAAAACTTTCTTTTATGAAACCAAACAATATGTAGATTTTAACACTTCTGGTAGTGGAACACACCACTTCAATTACACTCCAATCTCAGTATCGATTAAAGGTCCTGTTGGTATAGAAACTGTTACTGGAATTGAATCTGATGCATATGAAGTTCAGGTTCAACCAGTTTTTAGAGGTGAACTAACATCAGTACATTTATCTAATAAAGGAACTGGATATGGAACTAATGAGATCATTAATTTCAAAAAAACACCCAGTGTATCGATTGTTTCTGGAAAAAATGCTCAAGCTAAACCAGTAGTTTCTGCTGATGGAAAAATTGTTGAAGTAATTGTAAATAATATTGGATCAGATTATACATCAATTCCAGATATTGATATAATTTCTTCTTCTGGAATTGGTTGTATTTTAACTCCAATAATTGAAAATGGAATGCTTCGTGAAGTAAAGGTTATTGAATCCGGAATTGGATATGTTTCTGGGGATGTTGACATTGAAGTAGTTGCAACAGAAAGAGATTTTGAATTTATTCCTGAGTTGCAAACTTGGAGAGTTAACTTGTTTGAAAAATTATATAATAATAATTTAATTGGATCCGATGATATAATTGTTAAAAAATCATATAATGAGAATTTTGGACTGCAATGTTACTCGTTATATGCTCCTAGAGCATTGAGACAAATGATTTATTCTGTTAGTGAGTCAGGAAAAACTCTTTATGGAAAATTAGATTTAGAATTAGTAAACTCTCAGGAAACAGCATTTACAGATCACTCACCTATCGTTGGTTGGGCTTATGATGGAAATCCAATTTATGGTCCATATGGGTATTCGAAAAAAGATGGAGGATTAGTAACCCTCATGAAGTCTAGTTATAAACTCAATTCTTCCCGTGTGGATGGACCTCCGGTGTCAGTTTTTCCATTAGGATTTTTTGTTGAAGACTATACATATTATGAAAATGGTAATGATGATTATCTTGATAAAAATAATGGAAGATTTTGTATAACTCCAGAGTATCCAAATGGAACATACGCATACTTTACAACAATTAATTCAGACACTATAGAGTCTTCTGGATTGTTTAAAAACTTTAAACTTCCAACTTTCCCATATACTTTAGGTGACAAATACTATTCAACTCCTAACGAATTTAATTTCAAAAAATCATCAAATCAAGATGATTATGATATTGAATCTAATAATTGGTGTAGAAATACAGTTTCATATAATTTAAGAGAAGACGGGGTTGATTACCCTTACATATATTCTCCAAATAATTTATCTCAGACGGGAGAGATTCTATCTACATCTAGAGGAAAAGTTTCTAGAGTAGATGTAAAAAGTTCCGGAAATAACTATAAAGTTGGAGATACTTTAAATTTTTCAGGTTCAGATGGAACTGGATATGGAGCTGCTGGAAAAATTTCTAGACTAGAAGGTAGAAGTGTTAATAGTATTAGTGCGTCTACATCTAAAGTTTCAGACATAGAATTGATTCCTTCAAAAAAGAAGGGAACTTATATTGTAGAATCCACATCTCCTCACAATTTTAGTGCATTAGACATTATCAATATCAGTGGAATTTCTACTACATCATCGAAAATTGAAGGGTTCTATACAATTGGTGTGTCTAGTGAAAGATTTGCAATATCTGGATTGGGAACCATAGGGGTTGCTATTGGTAATACAAGTATTACTGGATTAGTGACATTTTTCAATATATCTTCAAGTCTAATTGGATCAAATATCATACCTAATGATATTTTAGGTATTGGGACAGAAAGAGTAAAAGTTTTAAATGTGGATTTTAAAAACTCTAGATTCAAAGTTTTAAGATCTATAGATGGAACTGTCGGGGGAAGTCATACTATCGGATCTTTGTTGATAGAGGATCCAAGAAGATTAACTATCAATTCTGGATTCAAAACAACATACGAATTTAAAAGAAATAATGAAATCTACTTTGAACCATCTGAAACTGTAGGTCTCGGTACAACAGCAGTTGGAATTGGATCAGTATTGCAGTTTAGCTCTTTTGGATTAAATACAGTTGGTCTTGGAACAACTTTAGGATCAAGTTCTCTTGCAGTCCCTATAAAATCACTGTATATAAGAAATCATAATTTACAAACTGGTGACATATTAACATATTCTTCAAATGGTGGGGATGGTATAGTTTATAATGAATATCAGAATATTGGGGTTGCTGCAACATTAACAGAAAATCAACAATTATTTGTTGCTAGAATTTCCAATGATTTAATTGGAATTGCAACTCAAAGAGTTGGTTTGGGTTCAACTGGCGGATTTGATGGTGTAGGTAATACTTCAAAAACATTATTTTTCACTGGCATTGGTAGTGGTTCTAATCATAGTTTTAAAACAAATTATACTAATATTTCTGGCGATGTTTCAAAGACAACTGCGACTGTAACGACTGATGCAAATCATGGAATTCGTGTGGGACATAGTGTTATCGTAGATGTTAATCCATCATTTGCAACAACATATGTTGTAAAATATAATGATAGGCACAGAAGAACGTTAGTTGGAATAGAAACTTTTAGTGCAATTGGTGTTAATAGTACAACTAATACAATTAATATATTAAATCATGGTTATGAAAGTGGTGATAAAGTAATTCATTCATCATCTGTACCATGTCAAGGATTAGAAAATGATAAAATTTATTACATCGTAAAGGTTGATAATAATAATATTAAATTATCAAACAGTCATTATGAATCAACTAATTTGAAACCAAGTGTAGTTGGAATTTCAAGTACATCGTTTGGTGAATTTGGTCTTATTAATCCAGTTATTAAATCTTACAGAAGTTCTAAGTTAGAGTTTGATGTGTCAGATTCTAGCCTAGCGTTTATTCAACAGTCTACACAGTATTCAGCATTTAAACTTAATTTTTATACCAACGATAGTTATACAAATCTTTGGGAAACTGATCAGTCATCTTCAGGTTTTAGTGTCTCTAGAACAGGATTTTCTGGAATATCAACAAATGCAAAAGTATTAGTTTCTATAGGAAAAACTACACCAGAAAGATTATATTATAAATTAGATCCAATTCTAGATAATAATTTACCCAAAGAAAAAGCGGAAATAATATCCGATTTAGAAGTTTCTAATAACAATTCTATTTTATCCCAAAATAGTTTTTACAACGGTAGTAGAAGAATTTCAATTGCAGGAACTAATTTCTTTACGTTTGAACTAAGTGAAGTTCCAGAAGCAAATTCTTATGTATCTACCTCATCAAGTATTACTTATACTACAGATTGCACACATACAAATGGTCCAATATCTACTGTAGAAGTTACTAGTTCTGGGAGAAATTATACTACTCTACCCTCAATAGTTTCTATCAATACTATTGAAGGGGAAAGAGGAGATCTTATATCCTTTAGTGATAATATTGGTGTTATTGAAAAGATAAGAATTAATGATATTGGATTTGATTTTCCAACAGACAAAACTTTAAAACCAAGCACTTCTCTACCACAAATTATTAATATAGATTCTTTTGCTAAAATTGAAAATATTACTATTACTTCTGGAGGTAGAGGGTATTCTTCAGCACCAGACTTAATACTTTTTGATGGAAAAACTGGTAATGAAATAATCGACCTTTCAACTAAGTATTCTCTAGGAGATTCTACTGTAACTATTTTAAGTAATACTAGAGGAATTAATAACTCTACTCCATCAATATTACCAATAAGAAATACTAACGGAGTTGGTATTAGTACAGTTGGATTTAGTACAATTACTAAAGATGTAACTGTTGAAATGGCAGTTGGATTTAGTACTGTTGGGAAATTCCCCTTTGTAGTTGGTGATCGAGTTATGATCGAAAATATCAGTATCGGTGGTACTGGAAAGGGATATAACTCCAAAGATTATGGATACAAACTATTCACACTCACTAGTGTCACGCCTAATATAGGTGGAATTGGTAGTGTTTCCTATAGTTTATCCACTCAGTTAAGTGAAGGAGAAACCCCAGGGGATATTGATTTAATCAATTCTTCTGGAATGATTATCGCAGAAAAAGATTTCCCAATTTTTGATATCCAATTAGAAACCGGAAATTATCTTAGTGGAGAAAAAGTTACCACTAATGGTAAAGAAGGTGTTGTTCAAAGTTGGGATAGAACAACAAAAATCCTTAGAGTTCTTTCTAGTGATGATTTTATAAGTGGAGAAGTTATACGAGGACTTACGTCAGAATTAGCTGGAGTTGCGTCATCAGTAACTTCTTATGAATCCTACTTCGAAACAAATGTTTCTTCTCAAGTATTCAGTGGAAACCAAACTGGGTCTGGATTCTTAAATGATAATTTGCAGAGGTTGCCAGATAATTTATATTATCAAAATTTTTCATACTCTTTGAAAAGTGTAGTTCCATTTGATACCTGGAATGATACAGTATCCTCACTAAATCACACTATTGGATATAAAAAATTTGCAGATCTTCAAATTGAATCAACAAATTTAGACCAACCTTTAGATGTTAGTACTCCTACAGAATTAACTGATGTTACTATTGTTAGTAGTTTGGATGGATTTGTAGATCTTAACTGCGTATTTGATTTTGATATTGCAACAGAGAATAATCTTGACTTCTCCGATGGAACTAAAATTCTTTCTAATGAAGTTATTTTTAATAATAAAATTCTAAGTGACTTTACAGAATCATTTGGTAATAGAGTTCTTTCTATCGATGATATAAGTCCAAAATTTAATAGCAATCCAAGAGCAACTGCTTTTAGCGTTCTTAATACGTTTAAGTTGAGTGATTCTAGATTTAGAAAATATTTTACTTATCTTAGGGATAAGAGATTTACTCAAGAAAGACAAGCTTTAATTGTCGATCTTATTCACGATAATGTATTTGGATATATTAATCAATATGCAAGATTAGAATCAGTATATGATCAAGGATCTTTTGACTTTTCAATTTCCGGTTCGGATGGACAACTTTTATTCTATCCCACCAAGTCATCCGTGAATGACTATGATATTACAACAATTTCATACAATCTAAATGACAATTTCTTAAGCACTGGTTCTACTTCTATCGGGGGAGTAGTAATTGATTCAGAAAGTACAATAGTAAGTGCTGGAACGACTGCAACAATTGTAAGTATTGGCAACACATATCATTCACTAAAAGTTCTTGTTGAAATTGCACCAGATGTTACAAATCCATTATCTGGAAATACTGCTACATTTAATAGTAATGAATATGAGGCTCAAGAACTTAATATTGTTCATGATGGATCAGATGTTTCTATTTTAGAATATGGTAAGTTGACTACTTCATTAAGTGGATATAGTGCAATTGGATTTGGAACTTATACAGCACGTCTCGATGGATCAAATATTAAAGTTGACTTTAACCCATCTGGAATAGGAACTAATGCAGTAGTTAATACTGTTGTTGTTGGTTTATCTTCGATATCTTCAGGAATTTCAACTGTTGATATTAAACATGCCAGGTTGCAATCAACCATGACGGATATTGTATCATCTGGTTCCCCAACTGAAAATGTTGTTGCAGAATATACTAGTCATATTTCTACTGAGATTGATAGATATGATGCTGGATATTTTATGATTCAGATTCATGATACAACAAACAATAGATATGAATTTTTAGAATATCTTGTTGTTGACGATCATATTGAAGGAGAAACATCTTCAGAAACATTTAATACAGAGTTTGCAAATATTCAAACTCACTCGGGACTTGGAACTTTTAGTTCTAGAGTAATAGCAAATTCTGTTGGACTTGCTGCAACCACTCAAGTCCTCTTTACACCAATAGCAGGAATTGATGCAACTGTTCATGTCTACACTAATGCCCTTAGAATTGAAGATGATACAAAAGATATTGTTGATTTTACTAATGGTACTATAGAAACTGGATATGGTACATACACTGGAACTGACAGAGATATAAAGAGAGAATTTGAACTGACTCACAAGAATGATACTATCTTTATAAAATCTTTTGAAGGAAATAATACTTCAATTGTTGATCTCGATTCAAATACAGTTACAATCCCAAATCACTTCTATGTGACGGGTGAGCAAATTGAATATATTTGCCCTGGTATCGGAATCACTCAATCTATTGGCATTGCTCAAACTGCATTCCCTGTAACTGGTGTTACAACAACATTACTTCCAGAAACTGGATTATTTGCAATTAAAATTAATGACAATACAATCAAACTTGCTAGAAGTGCGGAAGATGCCTTAAAATCGATTCCAAAAGCACTCAATTTCACCTCAGTTGGTGTTGGAGTTGGACACTCATTTGTTGCAACAAACCAAAATCCAAAAGTACTTGTTGCAATTGACAATTTAATTCAATCACCAATTGTTTCTACAGCAATTACCACAACATTATCTGATCAAGTTGTTACAACTGATAATATAATCAAATTTACTGGGATAACATCATTCTTTGGTGGAGACTTAATTAAAGTTGATAATGAAATAATGAAGATTGAAAGTATTGGTGTTGGAACCGCAAATGCAGTTACTGTTCGTAGAGGATGGATGGGAACAACTATCCAGTCTGGAATCGTAACCGGTGACTTAGTAACAAAGGTTGTTGGAAATTATAATATTGTTGGAAATAAACTTAATTTTATTGAAGCACCATATGGAAATACTCCAATCGGAACTACAACAAATCCACCAGACGAAAGAGACTATGTTGGAATAACTACCAGTTCCACCTTCCAAGGAAGAAGTTTCATGAGAACGGCATCTCCAAATACTATTAATGAAACATATCATAAAAATTATATTTTTGATGACATTTCTAGTAATTTTAATGGAATTGAAAATGAGTTTACTCTCAAGTCCAATGGAACAAATATAACTGGAATTGATAATGAAGGAGCTATTGTATTACTAAATGACATATTCCAAACTCCAGGAAATTCTAACAATTATACTCTCTCAGAAAATACTGGTATAACTTCTATTAGTTTTGTGGGATTTGCACAAACTATAACATCTGATGTTGGTATTAGTAGTTTCCCTAAAGGTGGAATAATTGTTTCTGTCGGTTCACAAAAAGGTCTTGGATATCAACCACTAGTGGCCGCTGGCGGTACTGCAATTATTTCTGGATTGGGAACTATTTCATCTATTAGTATTGGTAATAGTGGATCTGGATATAGATCCGGTATTCAAACTGTTAATGTTAGCGTTGGTACTTCTAGTCTTTCTGAATCAAATCTGGTTAGAGTTGGAATTGCCTCTATTAATAATGGAAATATAGTTAGTATAGAAATTACTAATCCAGGAACTGGATATACTACTACAAACCCACCATTTGTAGTATTTGACAGTCCACTTTCATATTCAAATATTCCTTTGTCATATACTTCTGGAGTAACTGGATTGGGAACAAATGCAACTGTATCTGTTGTTGTTGGTCAAGGATCTAGTGTTATTGATTTTGATATTAGAAATACTGGTTATGGATACGGTAATGGAGAAACTCTTACTATTGGATTTGGAGGGACTACTGGAATTCCAACTACATCAGCATTTGATCCATCAAATCAATTTGAAATTGAAATTGAAAAAGTTATTAATGACGAATTTACTGGTTGGTCTTTAGGTGTTATAGAAACTTTTGATGATGTTACTAATTTTATTGATGGTACTAGAATTGACTTCCCATTAATTAAGGCAGGTATTCCAATATCAATTAATAAATCAAAAGGTTCTAAGATTGAACTTGATCAATTGCTTTTAGTATTTGTAAATGAAATACTTCAAATTCCAGGAAGTTCATACAAATTTGATGGTGGTTCTCAAATAACGTTTACAGAACCACTAAAGATTGGCGACAAACTTACAATCAATTTCTATAAAGGAAGTGGAAGTGATCTTGATGTTATTGATAGAGAAGTTCTTGAAACTATTAAGTATGGAGATGAAGTTACCTTAAATTATAATCCAGATTTGGGACAAAAACCATATCAACAAGAAAATGCAAGAACAATTAGTACAGTAACTAATGTTGATAGAGCTAACACTCTTCCATATTTTGGTCCAGGTAATACTAGGGATACTACCTTTGAAAGACCAGTTACATGGTGTAGACAAACTGAAGATAAAATTATTAACGGACAAGAAGTTGGTAAAGATAGAGAACTCTACGAACCAGTTATTAATCCGGCCGCAAACATAATTAATTCAGTTGGTATTGGTTCTACAATCATCTATGTTGATAGATTAAGACCGCTATTTGATCTTAATAATGAAAATATAGATTCTAACTTTAGATCAGGTATCCAAAACGAAATAACAATTTCTTCACCTGAAGTAACTGTAGGAGCGTCTGCAACCGCTGTTGTCTCATCTACAGGTACGATTGCTTCAATTACTATAAACAACGGCGGAGTTGGTTACTTGGAGGCACCAGACGTTAGTGTTGGTATAGGGTCTATCACAGCAACAGCAACATCAACAATCACTAATGGAGTTGTTACTGGAGTTACTATTACTAATTCTGGTGCTGGATACACTCAAACTAACCCACCTCTAGTTCTTATCGGACCTCCAGCAAAGCAAACCGAAACTTGTAATGTTTCTTCTTATTCTGGAGATTCGGGCGTTATTGTTGGATTTGGAGTAACAACAATTGGATCAGCCAATGAGGTTGGTTTAGACTTCCACATTCCATACAACTCAGAATTAAGAAATCCAAACTTAGTTGGTACTGCGATAACATTAAGTGAAATATCTGTTGGAGATTACTTTACCGTATTCAATTCTAATGCTGGTAGTGCATTAGGTGGCAATCTTACATCTTTCGATATATCTAATAACATAATAGGAATTACAACATTATTCATTGATACAGTATTCCAAGCAAAAACTGTCGCAATAGTTCCCAGAACTATTGGTGGAATATCTACTAGTGTTGTAAGAGTAAATTCTACAGCCATTGGGGTAGGATCTATTGGATTTAGTTCAACTACAGAATCATTTGATAGTACAATATATACTTTTGACAATTCTGGACTAGTATCATTTACTGGTGGATTTACTGCTTCTAATTATTTTGGCGAATTTAGTTGGGGTAAAGTTATAGTTGATGCTAGAACTAAAGAACTATCACATGAAGCAAGAACTTTAAATGGATTCTTAGGATTATCAACTTCGGATACATTAACTCGAACAAGATATCTCAGATTTAAAAACAACACCAATACAATATAAATATATTTAAACCCAAAAAATAATGGCAAGACAGATAATAGGAACGGGTTCATCTCCAAATGATGGCACAGGTGATAATTTAAGAGCCGGTGCTACAAAAATTAATGATAACTTTACCGAATTATATGATCTCTTTGGAAATGGAACTACTCTATCAAGTGGATCATGGGACGTAGTTAATTCTGGTATCAACACTCTTTCTGACGTTGGTATTGGAACTACTAATCCTAGATTTACTCTCGAAGTAGGTGCAGTAGGTGCTTCAGGAACTTCTTTACATGTCAATGGTGATGCTAGAATTACTGGAATAATTTCTACCACCCAAGTAATTATTAGTGGAGAAACGTTAACGGGAGCAGGTGTTACTTCACTT